TCACAGTGAGTTCTTTGAGTTTGACATGACTGCCAACTTCGTGAAGAATACGATAGTAGCCCCAAGCTCGGTCAGTTTTGGGCTTTCCACTCTTCAAGAATCCAACTGCTGGAATTCTTTTTATCTTCGCCGCCCACTCCGAATTTGAAAATCACATCTTGCACTACCATTTCGGGAATGTTGACTGCTGTGCGATCACCACCGTTGGCAAAGATGATTTCATCGTTGGGATACAACATCTGCACATTGCGAATGGCTTCAATACTGGATCCGTCATCGTCGTTGAACAAGATGCAGTGATCCACCATGCGTAAATTTTCTATCACTGCCAGGCGTTCAGTAACAGGCATAAACGGACGGCCTTTTTTACGAGTCAACCATTCATCACTATTCAGCCCCACTATCAACTTGTCACCAAGTTGTCGGGCTGCTGCTAGATAGGAGGTGTGTCCAGAGTGGCATGGATCGAATCCACCAGTTGCAAGTACAATTTTCATACTTGTATTTAAACATGCGCAATTAGTGGCTTGATTTTTTCAAACTTGAATATCTTCCATGCCAGCTGCTCGTAGTCTAACAATGTGGCCCAGCATGAAGTTCTTGCTTTCTAGTGCTTTCATGATGCCCAACCAGCGATTTCGCAGCAGGGCCACTTCATTGATAATGGTTTCAAAGTCAATCACTTCATCTTCACCGTCCACATACTTTTCAGCATCTCTACTGCTGAGAGCACGATTGTAGCCTTCCAGGTACTTTTGAAAGTGTTTGCGACGAATCTTGCGCAGCTGAATGTTCAGCAGATTTAGTACAGCTTCCACTTCTTGAAGCTGATAAAATCTCTGCTCAGTTATGCCCGGAAGTAGCTTGATGTTGTTCTCAACAATGCCGCCAATTCGGCAATCTCGTTTGGCGGCCGTGAGTTCACTATCATAGTGTGCCATGAAGTCTGGGATCTTGCCCAGATCCGCTGCCACTTGACTATACCACATTAGTTTTCCCAGCGGTCATCTTCTGTGGTGTCGCTGTCTTCTTCAGGATCTTCATCTTCGGGATCCGCATAGTCTCGATCGTTGTCAAGATAAGCAGTAAGAGCACGTTTGATATCAGCATCACCCTTGAAGGCTGTACGGATATCTTCCACGTCAGAATCATTGTCAATCAAGATTGCAACCACAGCTTCTGCTGCTTCGGCACGGTCTACTGTATTGACGTAACGCTTGAGTTCACCCCAGATTTCACTTGCTACTGTTTCGCTCATGCTTCATCTCCTTCTTCTGCTACAACGACCTCATCTTTGATCTTGGCAAAATCTGCCATGACCTTGTCAAGACAACCGTCTTCGTTGGATTCCCAGGCCTTGCGGAAATACTTGATAATTTCGCCTGTGTCCTGTATAGTGAATGCCAGTCTATTGCCATCCTTTTTAAGGATACCTTTTTTCTCAGCCAGGTCAGTCAGGCCCGAGTATGGACTCATGCCCGTTGTGTACGGAATCTTGACCTGCACACCTTCAAAAGGTTTTGAATAACGAGTCTTCATGATCTTGCAACTGGCACGGATACCATTGACTTCTGACACCTTGTTGCCATCTTCATCTTCTTTGAGCTTGAGTTTTTTCATGGCAACCACAATACTGCTGGCATAGATAAACCCTTGTCCACCGGAGATCTTGTCATCGGGATCAAACATGTCTTGACTTGCATAGGTGTGATTGGTACAGACCAAGCCCACATTGTAGCTGCCAAACATGTTGACGCAGTTACGAACCAGGGCAGTGAGTGCCTTGGGTTTGCGACCCAGGTCACCTTTCATTTCGCCTGCTTCAAACTGGTTGACATCTGTGGGTGTCAATAGCATGCCCAGGCTGTCAATCACAAACATGACCTTGGGACGTTCGCCTTCGGCCAGAGCCTTGTAGTCGCTCATGAATGTAGAAATTGTTTTGGCCACATCATCAATCATGCTCATGCTTAGTTTCAGCAGTTTGTCCTGGCTGGTATCCACTCCCAAGGCCTTGAGCCAGGCTTCATCCAGGGCGTTTTCGCTGTCAACTAACACAACATAGATGCCTTGCTCTTGTGCGTTCTTGATAATGTTGCCGGAGCAGATGTAGCTCTTGCCTGCGCCCGATTCACCGGCAAACACTGTGACCTTGCCCAGCGGAATACCTTTGTTGAAGTCTCCTGAGATCAGATAGTTCAGTGCATAGTTGCCTGTGCTGATCCAGTCTGTAGGATCGTTGAAGCCAATGCTGAGTCCTTCAATACTTTTTGTGATTTCCTTGCGGAACTTGCTTACGTCAAATGCTTTTGCCATGATTACCCTTAGTGTAAAATTATTTGTGCTCGATTGTTGTCTCGAGAATTTCTATATAACATTTTTCTATATTCGAACAGTTTGTTTTCTAGATCTACTATGTTTGCAATTGGTATTTGTTCAGCAACTAGTTTGATACCGTTCCCACTGGCCCAGGCCTGTGCTTCTCTACTAAACGGAATAGTCTCAGGCATCTCCAACCCCACCTGGAACGCAAATTCCAAAGTCTCATAGTTATAGTGATCTGGACATTCTAATTTAGTATCAAAAAATCTAAACTTATTATAATACTGCCTGCCCACATATGTATAGCCAAACGAGAAATTTACTTTGTCGTTGTTTGTGATCATGGTGTTTAGAAATGGATTGTTGAACACTTGCCATTTTTCATCTGCTTTGAACTCCAACTGTGTAAAACCCCTTTCGAGGTTGTGGACTCCTAAGTTTATTTCTCGATACGGGTAGATGTATCCTAACTTTTCCATTGCTGGTGCAGTTTTGATTATTCGTTCAGTATCTGGGTATAATTCATGTAGTATATTACCTAGACGAGCCCGAGATGCAACACTACTAAATCTTAGATCATCGATATTGATATCATGATAGTGGGAAAATACCCAATCAGAATGTAACTTGTTAAGAAATCGTTGATCTAAATAATTTTCAAGATCTGTATGTTGTTTAAAATTGTCACTCACAAGATCGTATAGTACTTCATTGGTCTTTGAAATGGCCCAGTGTAGGTGGGTAATTTTCTTGTCAAGATTTTTATAAAGTTCCTGATCATTGGTAAACGAGTTTTGTGATTTTTTGTTGGTTTGTTCAACAAAAAATTCAAACAGTTCGTGATTATACACTACCTCAAAAGGCAGAGTATCTCCAGATTTATCAAACACCAAAGAAAATTTCATAATAGATAAAAAAGCAAGCACCTTTCGGTGCTTGCACTTTTTGATTACTTCTGTTGACGACTACGAATCATGGCCAAAATGTCTTCGGCTTTCTGTGCTGGTTTTGGTGCAGCAACAGGTTCAGCAGCAAAAGATTTTTCTGCGTGAGCAACATCTTCGTCAAAGTCTGCAACAGGTGCAGGTGCTGGACGTGCTGCTGGTGCAGGAGCATCTTCAGCGGCTGTGCCAGCAGGTGCGTTGACACCAGCAGGGCGGAAGTACTGACCCCAACGCTCGGTATCGTAAGGCTGTCCATCTACACTTGCTTCAAACATTTCCTTGATTACCTTGAGCTCAACTGCGCTGGGCTTCTTGGGCAAAAATGTGCTGAGATCATACAGGCCATGTGTGGCCACAGCAGCTTGTTCAGCTTCGGTCAGGGCAGATTCTTTACGAGCCCACTTGGATGTGTTGTAGTCTGCGTATCCACCTTTGGATGTTTTAGCAATGCGGAAATCCAGTCCACGCAACATGTCAGTTGGCAATTCTTCCAACTCAGGATCCATCAAGGCACCCTTGATCAAGGTGAACAACTGAGGTCCAATGATGAACTTGCGAATGGGATTGTCCGGTGTTTTGTCGTCGCCAATGGGATTCTCACGCACAAAGCCCTGGAAAATGTAACTGCGCTTTTTCCAGTACTTGCGGCCCATGTCTTCAAGACTCTTGTCCTTGAACCATGTGCGTACTTCTGCCAAGATTGGGCAAGCATCTCCCCACATCTCAACGCATGGCACTTGAACCATGACTTGTTTGGAATCCATCTCACCTTTGACGCCATTGAATGGCAGTCGAATCATTGCTCGCTCTGCCCAAAA